CCGACACGCAGGTTGAAGGTGTAGAAGTTCGTGCCGCTCGACGGGATCGTGGTGTCGCTGAGAAGCTCCACCGCGTCGACTCGAAACGGGCGTTGCGCCGTCCAGAAGCCCGACGTCTGCGTTGCGGACGCAGTCAGCGTGTTGCTGGTGTCGGTGAACTCCTGGCCGTCGACGTTTAGCTGGCGGGTCGACATCGATTAATCCGCCGTGAAGGTGCTGCGGAGGATGCAATCGAACTCGACGCGCGCGAGCCCGTTGATACCAACGGAGTCGAGGTACTTCGCGCCGGTGAGAACCATCGACAGGCCAGCGCCTGCCGACGTGGTACGGAATGCGCCCGAGCCGAGGCCGGCAGTCGTGCAACGCACGCGCACGACCAGCGATGGGTTGACGGCTTCCTCGACCTTGACCCACATGCGACCGCGCTTGAGGACGGCCGTGTTGGTACCGGGCACGAGACCGAGGCGACCGTTCGCGTCAGCGACCGTGCCGAGTTCGTTGTTCTTCTGGTAGGCCGCCGAGTAGACGACGATGCCGAGGATCTTCGCGACGTTCGTCGCGGTGAGGGTCAACGCGTCGTTGTCGTTGGTGCCCTGCATGACGACGGTACCGAAAGGCATCTGAAGAGATGCCTCGGCGTTGACGTACGACATCACGTCCTTGAGGAGCGAATCGTCGGCGACGACACCGGGAAACCCGGCGACCATCGTGGTGATAACAGCAGTTTGTCCGCCCATGATCGAGCTCCTTACTTCGCGACGTGTTGCGAGCGGTTGTGCGCGACCATCTCGGCGCGCGCCTTCGCGGCCTCGTCGGTGAATGCTTGGTCAGCGCGGTTGTTCGAGATGATTTTGTTCGCGGCCTGGAACGTGTCGGTCGACGCGACGACACGCTCGATCGCGGCGTCGAAACGCGCGGTCACGTAGTCGTTTGATTTGTCGGCGCCGACATCGACCTTGGTGATCTTCTTGATGACAGCGACGCGGATCGCGCGGTCATCGAGATCGTCCATCTTGAAATCCTTGCCCATGACGGGGCCGGCCTTGGTCTCAAGGTCGACGCGCGCGCGAACCGCCATCGGGGCAGCGGTCGCGGCATCGGTGCGAGCCTTCTTCTCGATGGCTAGCTCTTCTTTGGTCGACTCGAGCTGAGCGATGAAGCGCTCGGTCTGGGCCTTCGCATCCGTATGAGCCTTGTCGGCCGCGTCTGCACGCGCCTTCTGAGCGCCGATTTCCTTGTGGGCGTCGGCGAGATCCGCGAGAGCTTTTTCGAGAGTCATGTCTGTTTCCTTCTGCTCGACGCTTTCGAGCTGCATCGACGCATCCATTCGGATGCGCGCTGAATCGGCGCGACCGCGTTGCACGATCGCGAGGTGGTTGCCGCGGATGTTTCGCTGCACGGCGTCATAGTGCGTGCCGTCAGGCGCGGTGCCCGGGGTCTCGTCGAGGTCGCACTCGTAGCCGCAGGAGACCTGCAGCTTGCCAGCGGCCATTTTCGAGATCGTGCGAGCGTCGTAGACCGCGACCGAACCGATCACGTGGTTCTCGTCACGGCGGATCGTCTCGCCCGTCGAGCCAACCGAGTACTGCCGGGCGTTCGCAGCCGTGAGCATCTCGGGCGGGTGATCGTCGGTGACCGGGACGAGCTTGAAGCTGTCGAGCGACTCGGGTTTGAAGACCTCGGAGTCGGGCCGGTACTCGCTACGGACGGTGCCGTCTTTGTTGGCGTACTTGAAAACGCCCGTGCGCGTCAGGTGCGCTTCGGCGACAACAGTCCCGTTCGCCAGGCGCTTTGCCGGCTGAAGAGTCCCGATGTCGTAGCGCTGCACACCCGCACACTGCGGTGGGTGCTGGAACAGGCTCCGAAATTACGTAGCGGTGCTATCGCTTCAAGTAAGCAACGGCCTTCAGCAGCAACTCTGGCTTGTCACGAAAGTGACCGATGCCGACGTTGCAGAGGCTACACAATAGTCCGCGCACAACACCCGTACTGTGGCAGTGGTCGACGTGACGCTTCCTGGAATCCGTGAAGTGGTCTTCGCAGACTGCGCACTTGTTCGATTGCGCAGCGACCATGCGGGCTAGGTCGCTGTCAGTGATTCCGTATGTCTCCAGCCTGGCGCGAGCGCGCTTTTTGGCGAGATAGACTTCGCGCGACTCCTTGGGAGGCTTGGGCCGTTGCCCCAGCACCTCGCGGCGGTAACGCTCGACTGCCTTTTTGAACTTCTCGGGGTCGGCGGCGTACCTCGCACGATTGGCGGCGTTGAACTTTTCAGGATTGGCGGCGTACGCCTTCCGCATCCCTTCGCGCTTCATCGCTCTTCGTTCCTCGATGGACTGCGCCATATGAATTCATACTAGTCATCTGTCGCCGTTACCGCATCAAGAATATCGTCGAAGAGGGGCTCCGCCGTGCAGCGGCAGCACACAGGTTCGCCGGGCAATCCTTCGTCTGGAGGATCGGCATAGCTGAACTCCTGACCATTCAGTTCTTCGTGCTCAGGCCGAGTGCGTTCGTCCATCACAGCGGACCACTGGAATCGGGTGATGCCCAGGTCGCGTTGACGAGCGGTGTTGACGGCTGACGACAGCTTTCCCACCTGATCACGTGCGATCAGCCGCGCCCTGCTCTCGCCAACATCAAACTTCTCGTCGATCTCCTTCGCCAGATCCTTGTTCGTCCTCCCGCTCGAGAACGCCCGCGTCACCAGCTTGTCCATGTCCGTCGTGATGATGTCCGGGATCGATTTGATCAACGCGACGTTCTCTTGCACGAAGTGATCGACCAATCTCGACACGCGCACGCCGAGCGCATGTTGCTGCGGTCCCATGAGGTCGACGCCGAGCGCCGCCCGAACTTGTTTGCCGAGCTGCTCGGCGTTGTGCTTCTGCGTGCGGTCGGCGAACGTGTGCGCCAGCGCTTCGATCCTGCTCGTGTCCAGGGAGATGCCCATCTGCCGACGCGCCATGTCGATCAGGTCGCGGGCGCGCTTCGACTCGCCGACATCCATGCGCTGACCTTCCGCGATCGACCTCGAGAGCAGCTCGGGTAGCTCGTGCTCGAGCGGCGCGAATGCCGGCCGGATCTCAGTGCGGATCAGCGACACCATCGCCTTCGCGTATTCGAGCTCGATGAGCTTCGGGTAGATCTGCTTTGGGACGCGCTGCCGGCGCTTCGCGAGTCCGAAGTGTCGGTGCAGTGCGACTTGCTGGGCAGTGCGCTGGAGTGCGGTCACTCGATATCCGGCGCAACCGCGCCGCTCCCTTCCTCGGCTGCCTCGGGCGTCGCGCCGTTCTCGATCACGTGGATCACAGGCGCTGGCTTCGGATTGGCGTCAACCGTGGGCGCGACGATCGCCTCCATCGCGGCGCGTGCATCGAAGTCGACGCGGGTGTCGTACGAGTAGCGCGGTCCGCCGAATCGCGACAGCGCCAGCTCCTCGGGGGAGACGACCTGGTTGGTGAGGTACACCGCGTCGGCGCCCGACTGCGCGAGATGCGCTTGCGCGACCTCGAGTTCCGTCGGCTGCCACAGCGACTTGAACCGCACCGCGTGCGGCGTCGAGTCCGGATCTTCGCCCTGCGCAGCGAGCGCGATCTCGACGAGCCGCAGGATGGCCGGTGCCACCTCAAGCTCCTGGATGCTCGACACGCGGTCGTAGAAGAAGCGGATATCGCTGGCCCCGGTGGCATTCATCCCGGCTGGCGACATCCCAAACAACAGCGTCAGTGGCATGTCCGCATCAGCTGCCAGCGCGGTCGCGAGCCGATCGACGGTCTCGGGAAACCCGGTCATCGGCGTCGACTTGCGCTCGAAGTCTTCGCCCTGTGCGTCGACGAGGATCGCGCGGATCGTCGAGCGCATCATGTCGACCGAGACGAGCTTTTGGACGAGCGCGTTGGGGCCGTCCTGAGACATCAGCTCGGCCAGGCCGTTCATTTTGTAGACGGCCTGCGAGAAGTCGCTCAACAGGATCGCGCCCGAGCGCAGCGAGTTTCGGTACTGCTGGAGCGAGTTGATCACCCGCGTCAGCACGCTGTCGCCCCAGCCGTAGATGCCCGAGCTGGCCTGCACGCGAGACACGCGCGCGCCATTGAAGATCAGCAGCCGCGACTCGTGGATCTCGACGGTCTCTGAATAGAACTCGCCGTCGACGGGCGATCCACTGGCGTACGGCTGTAGCTGGTAGATCGCAGGCTGCCCGAACTTCGGCGCGCGCGGGTTGTTGTACCAGTAGCGCGGCACGAGCTCGCGAGGCTCGAGCACGGTTAGCCAGTCGAGCGAGTTGACAGCTTCGAGGTCGAGCGGTTCTCGCAGGTCGGTCGTGTAATCGTTGGCGCCGATCAGGATCGCGCCGCCGCCGTACGCGCGCTTGTAACAGAGCGCGAGGCGGATCGCGGCAAGTGTGCCGATCGACGTCAGGTTCTTATTGATCGACTCCTGCAGGTCGGCGGCATCGGCGGCATCGCGTCGCCAGTCGGTCTTGCCGAAGGCGGGCTTCGCACCCGGCGCCGTAGCCACAGGCTCGACTTCCGGTGGCGTGTAGCTGTCCGGTGTCTTCTGATCGCCGACCGTGAGTTCCCAGCCTTGGCGAAGTGCCTCGTTCGGGATTAGTTCGATGATTCGTGCTGCGATCGCGTCGCCGCGCCAAAAGCCGAGCGCGGCGTCCGGCGTGACGATGTCGGGAATGAAGGCGATGTTCGCCGTCGAGCCCATCGACTTGTCACGGCCTTGGATTCCGAATCCGGTGAGGTCGTTTTGCCAGCCGTCGCGACGGGGCTTGCCGCGTCGGCCGTGGGGGTTCGCCCTGTTCCCAGGCTGGAATGTGCCGTTATTGGATCGGTTTGCCTTGGATGCCACACCGATTACGTGCGGGTTTATGTCGGACGGCCTCCGGTTTAACCGCCTATCGCTAGCGTATGACTCTCACCATCCTGCTCCCGTTGCTCGTCTCTATTGCCGGCATGCTCGTCTACGCACTTGCTGCAGGCCCAAAGGCTGCCGAAATCGGCCGCCTCGCGTATGCGTGCGGGCTGCTCGTGACGTTGTTCGAGCTCGCGAGTCACGTGATCAGGTTCTAGCGGAACCCCGCGAACATCTGGCCCATGCCGAGCAGCTTGCGGGCGCGCTCGACGTCGCTGTTGCCTGCGAAGTGAGCCAGCAGCTGCGCGAGTGCATCGACGCGGTCGTCGTGCTGTCCGTTCGGGAACATGCCCATCTCGGCTACGAACGCCGTGATCCATGACGCGCCATCAAGTAGGTACACGAGGCCGGCCGCCAGCGCTGGGACCATCGCCATGGCCCGTTGCTCCTTCTTGCCGAGCATGTGCGTGGTCAGCTCTTCGATCACGACCGTACGCAGCGCGCCGGTGTTGACCTCCTTGCGTAGCTGCTCGACGATCGCGGGACCGACCACGCTCTTTTCGATCAGCACCTTGCGGCACTGCGGGTAGGTCGCGAGCAGCACGCGGATCGCCGCGCACGTCTCGAGGAACGTCATGCGGCGGGTGGCATCCTCGAGCACGTAGCGACGTGGCCCCTTGTTACCGACCACGAGCAGCCCGACGTTGTCGCCAGCGCTTACCGCGTTGCCTGTCGGATCGACGCTGATCGTTACGCAATCTAGATCGAGCTTGCCGCTGGCCATGAGCTCGCCGAGCGTGAAACGCTTAAACCAATCGCGCCGAATCATCCCGCCTTCAAGCGGCGCAGGACGCTGCTGAAACTGCGCTGCGAACGCGTAGGGTCCGAGCACGCGCTCTTGCTCGTCGAGGTACGCCTGCGACTGGATCTCAGGCGCGAGCAATTGACCTCGCTCGGTGCGGCCGTCCTCCCAGATGGACGTCTTGCACTTGAACTCGGGTTCGTACTTGGCCGCGAGCACGAGCTCGTCGTAGCCGCCACGTCGTCGTAGGTGGGCGATGAGGTCTGAGTCATTGAGCGATTGCTGAATGACGATCTGCGGTGCCTCGTGGCCTCGATCGAGCCGGTTGGATAACGCGGTGTCGTGCCACTGGTTCACTCGCGCGGTCGCGACGTCGGACAGCGCATCGACCGCGTTCAGTGAGTCGTCGACGACGAACGCATTGGCACGAAATCCGGTGAGCGCGCCGCCGACACCGCAAAAGAACCGCCTGCCGCCTGCTGTAGTCTCGAGCGCATCGGCCCGCTCGGCCCGCAGGACGACGCCGAACGTGTCGCGGTACCACTCGTCCTCGAGCACGCGCTTCGCCCGATTGGCCAGCTGAGAGGCAAGCGCATAGGCGTACGACGCGCAGATCACACGCCATGACGGATCGCGCGCCCACATCCACAGGGGCCACGCGACGGTGGCGATCGTCGACTTGCCGAAGCCAGGCGGACAGGCAATCAGCAGCCGTCGGATCTTCCCGTCGGCGACCGCCTGGAGGTGATCGATCAACGCGCCGGTGCCGGGGTTCTTGATGAATGCTGAGCCGTTGGGCTCGAGCACATGCCAGGCCTGCTGCACGAAGTCCGCGAAGCTGTCGCGCGCGATGGACGCGGCGATCTCGGTGCGAGCGTCGAGCGCTGCGTCAGTGCTGCTCATCGGGTGTTGCCACCATCGCGCTGATCTCCTCGATCGTGGCGAGCATCTCGCGGCGCCGTTCGATTGGTACGGCCGACCAGTCCACAGCTGCGCGCGGCTCGGTGTCCACGCTCATGTCGATCGACTGCTTCGCCGCGCCGTACACCCGGTCAAACGCGAGCTTGAGCCCGGCCAGTGAATCGCGGTGCTCGCCATGCACGATGATCTCGTGCAGCCGCTCAACGTAGGTCTCGAAGTCCTCGCCGGCGAAGCCACGGATACACGCGGCTAGACGCTTCTCGCCCTCGCGCTGCTTGACGGATCGGCCGCCCGGGTTGCCAGTCTGACCGGGTTTGTAGGTCATTAGATCTCGCAGTCAAACCAGGTCTTTAGTTTGTCGAACGCGGCGGTGATCAGCTTTGCCGATGGATAGAAGATGTACCCGCTGTTGTCAGGATCGCCCCAGTAGGTGTGACGCAGTTCGCGCAAAGGGTCCGATGGACCGCTGCCGTTGAATACGTGCTGCCACTTTGCGCCGTCGACAATCGCGCCCGTGCAATCGGTTGCTGGTCCAGATTCAAACGCGAACACCACGAAGCTGACGTCTAGATCCCTGATCGAGACCGCGAGTAGTCCGTTACCATCTGCGAGCTCGTACACCTCGCTTGCCTTCGCGCGGATATCTGCGTCGTCGTAGGACACGCGATCGCGATCGCGAACAGCTGTCAGTAGTTCGATCATCGCTCCCCCATCATCAGGTCTTCCAGCGCCATCCCCTGCGCGCGGAGCTTCTTCAGCGCGCTCGCCAAGTCCTCGTGGACCTTCGATGCTTTGATCCCCAAGTACTCGCCCACCTTGTCAATCGGCAGCAC